TTATAGAATGAGTAAACTTAGGGATTATACATGTACACTCACGCGTAAAAAGTTATCATCTAGCGCACTCGGAGATAATGAACTGAAACTCGTACCGATGCCTGGTCGATTTATATTCGATCTTTTCCACGAGGTTAAACGTGAATATAAGTTAGATTCGTATAAACTTAACAACGTTTCTCAAATTTATTTAGGAGATCAAAAAATTGACATGCCTCCAAAAGAAATGTTTGCTCGTTTTGTTCGAGAAGATCCAGTCGAGTTACGTGAAGTTGCCGAATATTGTATCAAGGATACGTTACTTCCTCATAAACTGATAGCAAAATTATCAACACTGATGAATTTACTGGAAATGGCCAAGGCGACGTGGGTTCCGTTGAGTTATTTAGTTGAGAGGGGGCAACAAATCAAGGTCTTCAGTCAATTGACTAAAAAGGCGCGTGAAATGGGGTTCAAGGTACCCGCGTACGAATACGGCCACGTTGATAACACTGGTTATGTTGGGGCAACTGTTCTCGAGGCGCAATCTGGTGCATATTATACACCAATTACAGCACTAGATTTTGAGGGTCTATATCCATCTATCATGATGGCACATAATCTCTGTTATTCTAGTCTTGTACGGGACAAGAAATATGACAACCTACCTGGTATCGAGTATGAACGTTTTGGTGAGCATACATTTGCCCAAAATGTACCGAGTATTTTACCGAGTATTCTCGCAGAATTGAAACAGTTTCGCAAACAAGCTAAGAAGGATATGGCGCAGTCAACAGGTGCGACGAAACAGATGTACAACGGTAAACAACTCGCGTATAAAATTTCCATGAATTCCGTATACGGTTTTACGGGTGCGTCGAAGGGTATTTTACCATGTGTAGCTATCGCATCTACGACGACCATGAAAGGGCGTAATATGATTGACGATACCAAGACATATGTTGAAAAGCATTATCCGGGATCTAAGGTGCGATACGGTGACACGGATAGTGTTATGATTGAATTTGATGTTGGAGGGCGTACGGGTAAAGAAGCTATCGAGTATAGTTGGGAACTGGGTGAAAAGGCGGCTGATGAATGCACAAAATTGTTCAAGGCTCCGAATAATTTAGAACTTGAAAAGGTGTATTGTCCTTATTTCCTCTATTCAAAGAAGCGGTACGCTGCTAAACTTTGGACAAAGGGTAAAGATGGGAATATGAATATGGATTATATTGATGTAAAAGGGTTGCAGCTTGTCAGACGTGATAACACACCTTTCATGAGAGAGGTGTGTAAAGAACTCCTCGATGTCGTGTTAGATAGTAGCGATACCGTGGCTCCACGGGCACTGGCCCGAAAACGAGCGATTGAACTACTCGAGGGTGACGTCCCAAACGAAAAACTGATTTTGAGTCAAGGGCTTTCGGATTCGTATAAGGTAAAGGGTGAGAGTGTTTCTGTATTAAGTGCGTATATCACTGATATCAATCAAGCACACGTGCAAGTAGTGAGAAAAATGCGCGAGCGTCAGCCGGGATCTGAGCCACAGTCGGGTGATAGAGTGCCGTATATATTAGTCAAAACTGACGACCCTAAAGCACGTGCCTTTGAAAAATCTGAGGATCCTGTATATGCGAAAGAACACAATCTTGCGATCGATTACCCCTATTACTTTCTGAATAAATTCCTGAACCCAGTGTGTGACTTACTCGAGCCATTGTTTGATGATGTTAAAGGTGACATTTTCGGTGAGCTACTTTTAAGAGCTAAACCACCTAAAAAAACGAAAGCGACTGCATCGACGCCTGATAAGAATCAAATGCTACTGAGCGATATATTTAAAAAAAAGACCCCATGATAATATATGCTAGGTAGTGTAACTGAACAGATTGAAATTTTGATTCAGAAGGAAGCTCGGCGTCAGGTTACCGAACGTGAGAAAGAACTCAAAGCTCATACGAATGAACATACACGTGAGCAAAAGGAGCATTTTAACGAGCGATTAAAGGAGGCTGTACATGGTCATAAGGAACATCATAGTCGTACCACTCGAGATATTGTAGATAAATACAAAGAGCAAATAAATGCATTAAAAGTGGAACATAAATCTAACATCACGAAATTAGAAAAAGAAAATCACGATTACGTGAGTAAAGTTGTAGAAAAGGTGTCAGCCCTGTATGCAATTCCAATTAAAACCGTTCGACGCGATCTTGCACCGGATGCGGATAAGCGTTGTTTAGGGATACGGAAAAATGGCAAACTATGTACAAATAAAGCAATTCGTGATGGATATTGCTGTGTACATGTCGGTGATCCACGACCATGTACTCCTATACTCATGCCACGGGGTCTATTGCGGCACACACACCCATTTCCATCTGGACTTGTTGCGGGGTGTCCGGCATGTGAAAAAAAAGTGGTTGCAAATGAATTTAGAGATTTGCCTTCTATTATTTAATATGAATAAGTCGGATATTCTATTAACATCTATTAATAATTTTTACACCATACCAGAAAATAGAGCTACGCTAATCGAACTTTTAAACAAAAGTGGGGGTATATCTCTACGCAATCTGGAATGGTTTATTACGAATTATTCTAAAAAACATAACCTTTCATACGAAACGAACGACGGTCGAATTTTCAGTGTGCATTGTGCTTATAAATCAAGTCTAGATGGGTACAGTAAAAAACTGTTCGATCCATTCTGTCGCGCGGATAAAATCGTGTATAAGGTACCTGAGACACCAGATGAAATTCATACGACTGTTGCACAGCTGAATTTCATCCGATGGTGTATTAGGAATAAGATTGTCGATTACATTCGTGTACATCATGATACACTCTTTAGTAAGCAAGTGACATAAATCCGTTATTAAATTCAAACGTTTGATACCCAACATAATATAAATGTAAATTATAAACATCCGATAAGCCGGGTTTTAACTGTATTTCTAACAAGGTACGATCTGAATTTAATTTACTAAAGTCCAAGCTTCCCGATGGTTCCACATTAATCGGATTCATCGAGAATGCATACGTGTAAATATTTCTATTAGGTCTAGATAATCGTGTGTTATAGGGTACGATATATTTAAAATAATTATGATCAGCGATGGGTATATTAGGTAAGTCTTGACCATTTATATAGAGTTTAGCTGAGTCTAAAACCGCCGACGAAAATGAATTTCCAATTAAATAGGATGTAGCGGATGAAAAGTTAAACCTATTTGACATTTGACGCGTTGTTATATCTGTATCAGGGCGACTGGGACTTCCGTGTATACCTGCATCTTCATATATTTGTTTTCGCAGAAACCAAAACATCGTCTTGACTGGTATATCCGGGATGAGTTGTAATTTGATTGAATTTTCAGATAGTTTTGTTTCTTCTGTGGGGTGTTTCTTAACCATATCAGTGATAAACGTTTGTTTATTTGTCATTAAATATGTACGCTCTTGAGGACTTAATGTGATTTCTTCAGTGACAATATCAAACGTATCGAGTGTTAAATCGTATGATGAATTTGTAAAAAACGTTTTCGGTCTAAATTTAATTTCAAATTCTATCTTCTGTTTGTGCATTGCACACGTTGGAAAGTATGGTCTATTTGGGGAATTTGAATCATATTCGTCGCCTTCGTATTTGCGAGAAAAGAATAATGGAATGGGAACCATCAATGTTGATTTAAACCTGGATATCTCGCTATCATTTACGTGTGAGACGTTATCTGATTGATTTCTGTTCAACATATACCGTTTGGTGCGCTTTTCCGATGCGTCGAGATACATTTCATCGTAAATTATACCCCAATCGTCGTAGTATTTGTCTACCTCAATCTCATCTACACGCATAGAGACACTTTCAATAACATGACGACCAACTTGATCAGCTACATTAGAGTTGGATTCGACGGCTGGCATTGTCATGTGTATGTACATATTCGATAACAAATCTCCCATATTTTGGGGGTTTAATGTAACCTTGATAGTTTCACCTAAAGGCCACGTAGCGGAGCTAGAGGATGGTTTAGAGATGGTAACGCTTTTATGAAATTTTGTAAAGTTTGAATGCTGCTTCGCTTCATATTTAAAGAGGGAATGTTCGAGGTCGGTTTTCAATAGGTACGTATCCTGTTGACCTATCGCATTCAGGGACAATACTGCACCTTGATCCGGACCTTGTAATCCCATACTTATCTATTGTCTATATATTTTTAATATCATTTTCCCACATTGAAAGAGGTGCTGTAGATGTTGTCAATTGAAGTTCATCTCTTAACTGTTTCACTTCCTTGAGTAACGCTGCTACGCGTTCTTCTGTATATTCTACTGTCTTGGTGTTTAACAAATAGTCGTAACTTCCCTCAACTGTTGGAAACGTGTGCGACAATTCTACTTCAAGATCTCGTTTCTTACGTTTGAACACTATTAACGCTCCACTGATAACCATCGTGACGAATTTCGCCCGGTGGTTATACGTGTCAACCTTTATCTGAAGAACATTAATCAGGTGAGCCTTACGCTTGATATAGTACTCGTGGCGAAGTTTGATGAAATCCATTAGGATCATTTCAGCACTCTCGTATTTATGAATTCCCTTCGTTGGATGGAACAAGTGCATGTTCGACGTTCGAACTGTTTTGTGTAGCTTTAGATCCCTGATGATATCTTTACCACAATAGTTCTGTATGACGAAATCAACATCTTCCGTTGTACTGTTGTTTGTATACGAGCCAATAATCTTCTTTTCGGTAAGCGTGTCGAGATGCTCCTTATAATCTTGTGTCCATCGCCCGGGTGGTAGCTCTGTCACCTTGATAGTCTGACCGATCACGTTCCACACCCCTTCCGTGACCCATGTTTCATTTTCATAAAACACACGACCTTTAAATCCTCTAAACCATGGTTTCATTCTCTGAATTCCCTTACCAGTGATGAAATTAAGTATATTAGCTGAGATATCTTTGGGGTTAAATGGGGGTACGTAACAGCTAAACCCTGTGCCGATACCTTCCGTGCCGTTCACGAGAACCATTGGTAATGCAGGCATGTAGAATTCAGGTTCAATTGAACGACCATCATCATCCAAATAATTGAGTATAGGGTCATCTTTGGGGTCGAAAATCTTTCGAGCAGCACTTGTCAACCGTGTGAAGATATACCTTGTTTGAGATGCATCTTTACCACCCATAAGCCTAGTTCCAAACTGACCACACGGTTCGAGAAGGTTGATATTATTTGACCCGGTGTAATCGTTTGCCAGTTTGACAATAGTTTCAGCGAGAGATACTTCACCGTGATGATACGAACTCTTTTCTGCCACGTACGCAGCCAACTGTGCAACCTTCATCTCATCGCGTAAATTCTTTTGGAAGCATGAATACATCACCTTACGCTGTGAAGGTTTGAGACCGTCTGCTACGTGTGCGATGGATCGTTTCAAATCTGCGAGACTGAAATTGACAAGATCCTTGTGTACGAAGTCCGTAATAGACAAACGTTTGACATGACCGTACGGTACTTCAAGCTCGCGTGCATCCTTTGCTGTACTTTCGAGTAGCCACACCTTTCTATCATCTGCCCTCTTCTTATCGAATGCGAGTATGATTGATTTATCTGTCATGACATCCACGTCAAACTTTACCGTGAGATCTTGTATTTTTTTGAAATACTCGCGAGCCTCTGCAGATGTAGATGTACCGAGACCCTTGTAATACTTGATGCGCCACCCCTGCTTCCCGTCTCCGTACCAGGTTCGAAAAGCTGAGTCGGTGTAGAACGATTTAGTCTCAGAACCCTTTATTGCCTTGATGATAGGTGTCACCATACTCACGACAAAGTTCAATTTTAATAGGCTCGGCCAAAAGTAATGGATCATGTTGAGAATAAGACCCTTGATGTGACTTCCGTCGTTATCTGCATCTGTCATGATCATGAGACGTCCATATCGAAGTTCAGAAACATCTGTATACTCTTTGCCTTGTTGAAGTCCTAAGATCTTCTTGAGATCGTTGAACTCTTGGTTTGATGTGAGTTGTGAGACTGAAACATCACGTACATTCTTACACTTACCACGGAGAGGGAATACACCATAATGGTCACGACCAACTACGGAGAGACCCGCAACTGCGAGGGTCTTTGCCGAGTCACCCTCTGTTACGATGAGAGTGCACTTACCCGAATGTGCAGTCCCAGCTTTATTCGCATCATCCAATTTAGGGATACCTGTAATCTTAGATTTACGTGCACCATCGGTCTTCTTGAGTTCTTTCATTTCCTTGAACCGTGAAAGGGCTGTGAGTTCGTCGGCGATACCAGTCTTGAGAGCATTCTTCACGAATGTCTTGGGTAATTCAAATTTACTTCCAAAGTGTTGCGATTTGGTTGTACACTCCGATTTAACTTGACTAGAGAAGTTCGGGTTCTCTAGTGTTGCCTTTACAAAAATTGTAAAAGCATTCTTAACTTGTTGTGGTTTGAGTTTTATTTTTTTTGCCATATCTTCAATAATACCATTTGCGATAATCGTCGTGACGTGATCAACGTGTGTACCACCACGTGAGGTACAGAGACCGTTTACGAATGATACTTGTTCCATTCCATTTTCCGAAGGGCCGATACACACTGACCAGCGATCACTTGTCATGGAGTGGACATTCTCTACACCGTCGTGCATTTTCGCATACGCTTCGAAGTTTTGTTTTGGTAACGTCTCACCGTTATACTTGACCTTACAGTTCGGTGAGGTGCATATGTTTGCATCCCATACTCGTTTTTCTATAATTTTAGCAATACCCAGATCCATTTGTTTCATACCAAAACGCTTCCAGTCAGGTCGGAATGAAACGGATACGGATGAAGTTGCACCGTTGAATTTTTTAATTTTGGGGGGGTAGCATGTTGTCATGTTATCAAACCATTCCTGTGTATATTCTTGTTTTGTTTCAGAGTCTTTGATGATGACAGAGAACCACGTGGAATAAATGTTTGCGAGTTTAGCACCGTACCCATTACGACCACCGACTACACGTTTTTGTGTGTCATCATAATTGGTACTCGTGAGAAGATGTCCGAAAACGAGTTCGGGGTTCCATATACCTTCTTTGACATTCTCACGGATACTGATACCCCCGAGTGGTCCGTTGTTGTCCACGGTAATCATACCATGTTCCATATCCGTCTTGATTGAAATTAACGAAACATGTTTGGGGTGCATAGA